ATTCGGTATTGATGGTAAAACCTGTGTTTGTTTCGACGAAATTATAACCATAGTGGAGCGCAGCAATACTAATGTTATTCACTGTAGGTCTGTATAATTCGTGTTGTCTTACCTCAGAGTTTGTCTTCACATAGCTACGGAACTTTGCAGCAAAGGATTTGATGCTGTCCATTTGGCAATCAGGAAGGCTTTTACTTTCATTATAGTATGATTCCATTGGTGAGAGATTCGAATCCTCACTATTGCAACTGGTAAGACGTAAAGCAATGACTGCTAAAACCAGACAAAGAAAACCTCCTCTGAATATTATCCTGTAATTCCTTTTATTTGTAAACATACCCAATTTTTTAGACTTGGCAAAGGTACACAAAAATAATGAAACAGCGCACTTTATTTGGTGTTTTCTTTATAAAACACCGCCAAGTGCATAAGGATATACATCATGTTGGGGGAATTTCTCACAGCCGATGTAGAGGGTGTCGAAAGCGTCGGTGCCGTCCGTACGATGCTCCAGCAAGTCCTCTTCGGACTCCGGCTGCTTCTCCATAGACTTGTTTTTATGGAAGCCGTTGCGTCCACGTTCGACACCGGCAGACTGTATGGCCAGAATCAGGTCATCATTGTTCTGGCGGTTGAAGAACGGCATGAGGCGCTGCTTGCCAGCGAAGCCTTGGTTGATGAGCAGGTACTTCTCATCGTGGCGCATCGGGTTGCCAAGGTACACATCCTGTACCTGCCACCCGTGGCGCTCAAACTCATGGACGACCACATAGCGGAAGTCCTGGTCGTTAACGGCATAATTGCTACCGAGAGCAGTCGCATCATAATAGAAAATCACCGTCTTATTTTGATGATAAGCGTAGTACGCGCAGAAATCATCCACCAAGGCGGGGATTTTACGCTCGAACTTGACGTAGAAGGACTTCAAGACGTTCAAGCGGTTGCCGCTTGGCTGTCCGGCTACAATCCAGTTGATATTGGCATTGTAGTCCATGCCGATGCAAATAGGGGCGAGGGGATTAACATCCTCGTCAGCTCGGGAATCGAGACTGCCACCAATGGTGCTGAACTGTGACGCTGCTTTAATGTCGTAGTTCTGCTGGCTCGTTTCCTTCAGAATCTTGTCGTAACCGAGTTCATCGAGGTACGCAAAGTTAGAGGCATCATACTTATGATGCTCCTGCATTGACGAGTAGAAACCGTCGTGTGTGATGCCGATACGCTGACAGAGAATACTTGTCTGGAAGGTCTTTGGCGTCAAGTCTCGTTTCATTTGACGCAGGTACTCTTCGCCCAGAAGCTGCAAGTTCTCAATGGTGCTGTACTCCTTGTAGTACACCGCCACTGAGCGCATCTTGTTCAGCGACTGGTCCAGCCATTTCAGGTAGCCCTTCAGGTACTGAGGGATTGGCTGGTGCAGTTCCTTCAGACGGGCAATCCGTTCCTTTGTTTCCCAAATCTTGTAGATGGTGCCTTGGATTGTGGCAATCAATTCAGGATCCATCTTTTCGCGATAATGCAGAAACCAGGAACCCTTCTGTGTCTGGGGCATATCGCTGAGCACCATCATAGCGTGATTAAACGAATGATGGCCGAAGTACGAGCGAATACCGCCGTTGGCGGGCAGTGTCTCGTCCTTCAGTTTATTGTAGTCAATGAACTTGGCTTCGTCTATGAGTAGCCAAGATAAGGTCAGAGAGTTTGAAGAACCGGGGCGGTCTTGACTGATGATGACAGCTATGGAACCATTATAGAATGTGATGACATGTTCATAGTCGGCAGGCTCCGTGATGGGCTTGCCAAATGACTTTGGCGGCTTACGGCCAACCACATAGTGGATGCCGTTGAGATAGCCCCAACGCTTCCATGCTGCAAGGAGTCCAGGAATAGTATTTGTGAGGCCATGCTTGAACGTGGGAACCACGATACCGCCAGTACTGCCAGGCATTCGTTGCATGTTTCGCAAAACGAATGGCGAGGCAATAGAGTCCGTCTTACCTGTACGACGGCCAGCAACAATGACAGTTGTCTTGGCACCGATGTACTGCGCCATCAACTGTGGTTTGTTGAAGTACACGCGCTTCTCATGAAGCTTGGCTTCCGCATCCCATAGAGAAGTATCAATCTTGTTCTGGCTCATCCTTATGTTCGTCAAATATCTCTTCAAAGTTCATGTCGGCTTCCTCGTACTCGATATTCAGCGTATCAGGGTTAGAAGCCCCCAGTTCCTTGGTGAGCTTCTTGATACGCTCGTCGATGTTAGGCACAGGATTGATGCCAACGACACGCGGGTCTGTAGTCGGGAAGAACGGCTGCACCACGATCATGTGGTAAGGTACTGCCGTTTCATCCTCTACATCAATGCGGTTGTACTTAGCGTATGAGGTAGCCGCTTTCTCCATCGTCTTCGTGTCCTTACGCTTCTTGGCCATCTGGTATGTCTCGAGAATCATCTCATTATAGCGCCAGCGGTGATAGTCGCGTGAAGCCTCGCCCAGATTAGGCAATAGAGACTTCACTATCTTCAGGTCAGCGTAGGCTGTGACCTTGGAAATGCCGTACCGCTGCATGATTTCATCCACAAACTGCCGGTCTTTAGCATCGCAGTTTGCCACGCACCACGTCACCATGTCACGCAGGCGGAGAATGTGCTCAACTTGTGTGATGGCGTACTTTAGCTCTAAGTCCTCACGAGAGGTATAGAGGTCAGCTCGGGCGATATCTAGGATGTTGGGTAATGGCATTTGGGCTTGTTTTTACTCGTCGTCTTCCATATCCATGAGGTTCTTTTGGGCAGTTTCAAGGGCGAGAGGGCTACCGACGTAGGCCAACTGCATCTCCTGATGCAGCAGTTTAACCTTGGAAGCTGCCTTACCTCGATGGTAACACTTGCTGACCTCTGTAGAGCGGTTCGCAATATCCTCACGCAAACGCTCTGCAGGGATGTCCAGGATGACGGCCATATCTGAAATCTTCAGATAGATAGAAGCAAATTGCTCTACCTGCTTGAGAATCTCAGGAGGGTAGAGTATGGAAGGATTGTACGGCATAATGGCGTTGTTTTATGATTGCATACGTTGTGTGAAGAGGTCGTTAAGAGGAACGGAGTGATTCTTAATCAGGTCATCCACTTGGGCGTGGAGCGTGTGGAAGATGACGGGATCGGTAGAGATGAAGGCTGACTCGTGGCGGTTGCCTCGTGTCAGGTTCTGTGAGGTAATGACTGAGACGGTGTCGCCGCTCTCAGCCTGTACCAACAGAATCTTCGAATGATTGTCAGTGAGATAGGTACGCTGAATCACCTGTGTCATGAATGACCAGAGTTTCAGCGTTTTGTTCGTGGCCTTATGGTCCAGAACAAGGTTGAACTCGCTGACTTTTCCGCTTTTCTCTATGAAGAACAGGCGGCGAAGGAACTCCTCTGAGATAGAGAATGAAGTCTGCCACACCTTGGCCGTGCCCACCTGCTCCAGAATCCATTCAAGTAGGTCCGCTACCTGAACGGCATTGGAGAGGTAGGCTTGTAAAGGGCACTCGGAGAGCGGCTTCACAACGTCAGCCATGGATGCGGTGCGCTTCATTTCTTAGAGGACTTCTTCGTGGTACGCTTGGTAGTGGCCTTGGCCTTCTTAGGCTTGGCTTCTACCTCGGCGGGCTGCTCTGCCTCGGCTAATCCTTTAGGATTATCTGAAGCTGGCGCCTGCTCTTCGCTGTCCTCGGACTCGGCGATTTCTTCGGTTTCAGCCGAAGAATCCTCTTTTTCTTCGGGCTTTTCCTCGTCTGCAGGGGCTTCTGTGATAGGAGCTGCTGCATCTTCATTTACTGGAGTACCAGGAATGAAGTGGTCGTAGATATCCCAGTTCTGAACGCGCTTCTTGTCGAGAGCGATGATTTCCTTCAGGAAAGGATAGCGGTCAGAATCAGGGCAAGTGGCGTTATCGAGGCTGAGGATACGAAGCTTCAGATGCAGTTCACGCATACGATGAACGAGGTCAAGGTTCTCCACATAGAGTGCCTGGATCTCTGCGGGTAGGGTGTCGTGGTCGGCACGTTTGCCTGCCTTGAAGTCAGCAAACTCGCTATTCTCGGCGGGCTTGCCATTCTGGCGAGCCTGCTCACGCTCGGCAAAGTTCAAGTCAACTTGACTTTGCTCTCGCTTAAACGCAGGCTTGATGACTTTCTCCACGATTTCATCGACCTTGGTCTGCATCTCGTTTACCTGATTTTTCGTCAACTGCTGGAGTCGGAAATTGAGGTACTTCTGGAGCTGTCCCTTGATGAATTCGGCCTTTCCTTTCGGGTTGACCGAAATGTTGTTATACATGATACGGTTACCAGAGAGCTGCAGCAAAAGAAGGGCACCCTCAGCCCAATCTTTTTGGTCGTCTGGGGTGTTCATCCATGCCTGCAATGACTCGGTAAATTTAGGGTCAAAGTTCATAATGAATTACTTTAAAGTTTATTGTTTATCCCACTGAGGAACAGTAAGTTCTTTTTATATGGTTCTAACGCTCTTTGCATGGCTTGAAGTGTCTGACCAGTGGTAACGAAGTCGTCGAAACAGATGACGTTTTGCTCTCTCGGAACCACGTTCACGGTGAACTCCGCGTTCACTCGCTGACGTGTACGACAGGAACATACATCCTCGTAGAAAGGGATGCTCAGACGCACGCCAATCTCCTCGGAGATGCGGGTGGCAAAGTTCTTCACAAGGTGGCGTCGTTTAGGTGTGGTGATGATGCACCAGTTGCCTAATGAAAGCCTCGGACCAATGAGCTCTTTGATAAAAGAAACCATCGTGTCAGCAAAGAACTGAACCATACTGTCGTCGCCTTTGATGTCAGTCAACGTACGGCCATATATAGACTTTTGCCAATATGAGAGGAAGTATAACCCTGAACGGCGGGTGAGCCTTGGGCGCGGTGTGAAGTCGCATCGCGCTTCCACCGTCTTATCCCATCCTTTGCGCTTCTTCTCTGCGAATATGTCTATTGGCTCATTTACCTTGGCTTGGATATCAGACAAATCGAGCACGCCGCCCATGTCGGGAGGCTGTATCTCGTTGAGAATGTCTCCCAACTCAATGGGTGCGTGCTCTTTATTCATCATAAATGGTTAGAGATTTCTAATCATTGTCGCCACCATCTGATGGGTTGACAGGGCCTTCTGATTCAACATCAATAGTGAACCAGTATACTTCATCAGGGCTCTCGGAATCGCCGTTTAAGTGGTATACTTTTACCATGCCATAATCTATGTTTCCAGACCATGACGCAGAGGATTTGTTAGAAG